TTTTCTCTTCTTTTTCTTCTTCAATCATTTGGTTTTCCCTCCCTTTTTGGATAAATTTCGAGGAGCCTTTTCAATCCCTTAACCCGATTCTCCACGTCACAGAGGCTCCCCTGCCCAATATGAAGAACAACCTGTCCCACGTAATCGGGCGGGATCACTTTACACCGGATTAGAATTTCTACAATCTCCTTCGCAGGAGTCATCATACCCCTCCGAGTTTTTGATCCGCCCGTTGCTTTCCTGTTTGAATTTTCTCCATGGCTTCTTTCGGAGATTCTGCGAAGGCAGAGAGATCGTTCATGGCCCATGCGAGACCTGAGAAAAACTGTCTCTTTTCCGCCGGAACGTCCACGGCAAAAGCCGCCATCCTCTGTAAGGTCTCCTTTGATTCTCGAAGCCACTTCTTGATTTCTATCCAATTCGGCTCCATGCTTCCATTGAGATTTGCCATCGCTCTCAATGCGTCCTCCGTGATCTGGATCATTGAAATGTTTGAAGCCATAAAATCCTCCCTCCCTCTGCGAGTTAATTCAATTCGCTCTTGTATTCAGCATAAACCCTTGTCACACCTGTCCCCTGCGTAAGAGTGCCAACGTTGACCCGAATGTCGTCAACGGGCTTTCCCGCCACTGTCTCGTAGGCACACAACGCCGTCAATTCACCCCCGGAGAAGGTATGTTCTGCAACCACCGTCATCCACACATCGGGAACCCCATCGCCACGGATTCGACCTTGCACCGTGAATTTAACAACCGTTGCCAACGTTCCCCCGGTGACACTTAGCCATACCATGACGGTATGATTGGCCGCCCCACTCCGATGAGCAGGCCCAACTGCCGCTATTATTACACCATCCAGAATTCTTGATCCCATATTATCCCTCCTTTCATCTGGCCGGAGCCGGGCTCGATGCCGGGCCTCCTCGCCCTAAGACTGTTTGAAAATCTGTTCCTTGAGCCGGTTCCCCTGCGGCATTGAGTGTCGCCGGTTTCGCCAGGCTCGGAATTGCATTTGGCTGGTAGCCAGCCATCGTTGAGAGTGGAATTGGAGAATCATCCATGATCTCTTTCGGATCGATCTCGTGGGTCTTTAAAACTTTCTTAAACAACTTTCTCGTCTCTTGCGGTTGGAGAACCTGTGTCTGTGTTGAGATCGAAAGAAGTTCGGTCATCCGGGTGGCTTGCTGTTCTTTGGCGATCAAGGAGACAGAACCCTTCGCAACGATCTTCTGGTCTCCCACGAGGCCAGCAAATTTTTTCCGTTCCATGTTCCAATAGTATTGACGCCGGATCGAATCCTCGATAGCTTTCCGGTCGATATTTTTGATGAAGAGTTTGATCCCTCGTGCGGCCATGGTCATTAACATCGAGAGACCAGAAGCCGTGTTCCCGCCCCCGCCGACCTGGGGATCGCCGTGAGCATAGGCCGGGACACCGCTTGATTCATCGGCTTGCTTCATAAAGAATTCAAAGACGGAAATCAGTTGTTGGGCGATCAAGGTCGGTTGGTAAAATTCGATGGCCTTCCTTCCCGGTGCGGAGGCGTCGTTGTCATTGACCCACCATCTCTTCCACGGAACGAAGTCACCCTTCTCGAAATCGGCCAGCATTTCTTCGTTAATGACCACCTGTGGGCCGGAAGCCATGCCGACGTTATTCACGAGAGCACGGGCACACGCATTGCAGGCGGCTTGGAGATCGGCAATAACCTCTGGCAGGCCCACACCCCAAAATGAACCAGCTTTCTCGATAAAGGAAACCTTGGAATAAGGCTTCTTGCCCATCGGATCAGGATTCAAGATCGCCTTGATAACGTGGTTTCCCACCAGGTAAGCGTTGATCTCATAAAACTTGTCTGCATCGGGAGCTTTCTTTTTCAATCCTTCATCCCATTCGTGAAGCGTCTTTCCCTGCACCGGCCCCCAGAATTCGAGGACATCAACCTCTTCCCAGTCACGGATCATTTCGACGGGTTTCTCTTCCATCTCCGCTCTTTCGGTATCAATGCTTGTCCATTCACGCAACGTCCCGCCTTCGCATTCTTGGAGAACCAGTCTGATTTCTTTTTCCTTGAATCCAGGTAATCCGATGAACCCTTGAATTTGAGATGGACTATAAGCGAGCTTATCGAAGAGGTAGGCATTATCGAATCCTGTCGCCCCAGGGCCAGGGTAAATATCGAGAGGAGGTCTTCGTTCATAGGTGGGAATTTTTGTTGGCTCTACGGTCAACGTTGGATTTCCCTCATCGTCGATGTCCACCTTTCTCTGATTTTCTATTCTCAGGGTTGGCCCTTTCAGAATTCCCGTTTTAAGAATGGCATCGGGGATGATCTCGTCAAAGGCGTCATACCATCCGCCCTCGACAAGTTGATCGTTGATCTGGTCTTTCATTTCTTCTGCCTTTTCCTTGGCATAATTTTTAATCGCCTGCTTCGCCCCCGCCTTAATTTCGGGGATGGCGGCTTTTAATCGTTTGCTGAGAAGGTTCTGATCGACGGGAGCCCCGCTTTGCATGGACATGGTGATAACGGTATCGACCGTTTGTTGCATGAAATCTTCGATGATCGTGGTTTCGAGATCGCCGGGCAGGTCTGGCATCGGGGTTGGCTCGATGTCCCACGGGATATTGTTCGGCTGGAAGAGAATATCTTTCACCCAGGCTTCGCAATTACGAGCCTTGGTTTCGGTGAGCATCATATAAATTGTAGAACCCCCAAGTTTATTTATGTCCGCCATTTTTGCCGAATCATATTCTCCCTTGATCGCTCTCATGTTATCGAGAATTTGGTTTTCAACGGCTCGCTTCTCTTTTTTGGCGTCCTCAAACGCACTGTGGAGATAAGAAGAAAGACTATCGGTGATCCGAGTGATCGTTTTTTCTTCCTCGAAAGAGATTAGGTCTTGGATGGCTTTTTCTTCTTCCACGACCATCTGTTGATTAGATTTCATTTGAATAAGTCCCATGGCGATCTCCTTTTAACTTTTGTCTTTTTCGACAATCGAACCGTCTGGCCCTTTATAAATTCTATGTCTGCCAGAGCTTTGCTTGACGTTAACGACAAAACCCCATGGATATTTTATTTCAAGAGTATCTTTGGGTTCTAAATCAGATTCACTTTTTTCTTTTTCTTCGTCTTCCATTTAACTCTTCTAAGTAAACGCCCCCATGGGTGCAGAGGGTTGTGCCGATCTTGCCGGTCGTGAACTACGTCCGAATTCTTCCATTGACCGTTCCGTTCCCATCACCGCATATTGGAGAGCGTCATGCGGATGGGAAGCCTTATTTTTTGCTGGTTGATCTTTGAAGCGTTCTTGGCCCGTGACCTGCACTCGATCCAACCTGTATTCTCCGAGAAATCCCTTGTGGAGCATTTTGCATCGAGGATTAAGTTGGTATCGACCACGGTTATCTATTGGAGTCCCGGTCAGGAGGCGGTTTACAGCACCGTAACGGGCGTCCCAGGTGTTTGAATAGGCCGGGTGAATGATGGTTTTTTGAAGTTTGGCTTCCTTGAAGGCGTTACTTGAATCTGTATCGGCACGGGTTTTCCCTGCGGGGTCTCCAATGATCCTCACCGGAAGTCCTTGATATTTGGCCGTCATAAATGGCTTAACGACTTCACTCAGGAATGTCCGAACATCGGTGTCCTCCGAATAAAGTTCATCATAGGTGTTGAACCTTCCGTTTGGGAACCATTGATTCACCACCCACGCTTGATTTCTTCCCGTGCAGTCGTAACCGCAGATCAAGGGATAACTCCGATGAGGTTCGATGTCTTTTTGGGCAAGATGGAAAAAATCCGACCAGTTCATGTAAACAGGTTTGCCGTCTCTCACATAGCCATACTTTCCATCGACATATACCGTGACCCATCCTTGATCCTTTCCAACCATGAGATTTGAATAATAACCCGGTCGCAGATTACGAAGGTTTTCAGCTTCCGGGCTCCGACCGGACGGTTGCTTATAAATCTGTGTCATTGGGATGCCCTCCTCTTCCTTCCGACCACACTTAGGGCAATAAAGAGGGAGGTTATAGTTTTTGGGATCATCACGGATGAACATCACAAAGCCGCCATCCGGGTTCGTGCATTCTGGACACACCCTTGGTTTGTCTTCCTCGAAGAGAGTGTAATACCAATGATCCGTATCCGGCGGGTTAGTATCTCCGATGATTCCCGACCAGGTGGGGCCGCCATCTTTCATGGCAGGATAGCGACCGATTCGACCGATCATGGTGTCCCAGATCAGTTTCGGGATGTGGCGAACCTCGTTGAACCAGGCCCCGGTCAATTCAAGAGACATAAGGTTTTCAACATCGTCTGGTTTATCGAGAGGCCGGAAAAGAACTTCTGCCTCCGCAAAAGTGCCGTCGCCGCATTTTAATTGGAGGATGAAGTTTCGAGGCGTTTTCTCGTAATATCCGAATTGCCCTTCCTTGATCCAATGAAACCAGGTGACAAGCGTTGTGTCGTCAAGTTCCCGGTTCGTATTTCGGATGGCCGCCCATCTTGTTCGCCTTATTCCATCACGTCCAGGGGCTTGCTCCTGAGCTCGTTTCACGATTTCCATGATGCAACCGGAAGATTTCCCGGAACCAAACGGCCCCATGAGGCCACGCATGATGCTCCGGTCGTCCTGGGAAAAAGTAAAAATCGTCGGGACATCCGAATAGTCGTATTTCACCGAGTAATCTATCGCAGGTTCTACTCGATAAACTCTATCATCCATTATTCTAAGCCTTTATCTGTGAGGGTCTTGATTCCAATTGCCTGCTTCATGCCTTCTGGTATTTCCATTCCGAGTTCATTAAGAATTTGTGTAAAAAACTTCTCGGATTTCTCTTTGTGCTCTTTATTCTCCATACAAATCCAAGCCGTCTTATACTTTCCTCCTTCCGCATCTGCGCAGGAATTACAGATGGGCGTCAGCAACATTTTCCCAGAACATTGATTGCAGTCTTTCGTGGGGCCAGCATATTGACCCGCTCTTGCCGATTCCTCTGGGGACGGGAGATGATCCACATCTTTAGAGCTCATGGTCTGGACAACAATCCCCAGAAGTGGAGCCGTCTCGTTATAGAGGATGGTAATGTTATTCTCTTCTGGAAGTTCCTTGAGTTCTCGAATAATAGTTCCTGCCTTCAAGACAATTTGTGTAATCCGATGTGGACATGGATCAAATGCCATAATCTCTCCTCAATATGGTAAACCTGTCCATGGATTAATTGGGCAACAACCCGCATCTTTCATGGCTTGAGTTCTGCAATCCGATTGGATATCACAGGGTTCGCTGGTTCCACTACCACAAGCACCACCGCATTGATTCGTCCAGCAATTACCAATAGATGGTGGATAATATTGATACCACGGATAACTGGTGCAATTCATTATTCCGGGGGTTCCACCACATGGAGCCCCACCCCCCCAGGCACAACTCGGATTTGTTTCACAACTATATACAAGCGTTCCCTCGCAACTATATCTCATAACATGAAAATCCCATGCACCCCTGAAACATTGTTCACAAATTCCACCTGTCCCTTGGGTACATGAACAACTTGCGGAAACCCCAAAACATGGTGTAAAATCTACTATAGCTAACGCATATTCACCACCCGAATAACAATTAACAGCTAATTGA